TCATACCATGCCTCATAAAAATTGTTTGGAGTAATACCAGTTAGCTTAGTTATCTTTTTCATAAAACGTGGGTGCGGTATACGCTGACAGTTTTTCCACCTTAAAAAAGTAACTGTGGGATTAGTTCCTTTTAATCCTAACTGTTCAACAGCTTCTTTGTTTGATAGATTATTTTTTTCTTGCCACTCAATTAGTTTATGTTTCATTTTTTATTACCTTTCTTTCTGTTGCCTTGCCAATCAAATGTTCTGTGATAAGCAGCTAATAGTTTTCTTATTTGTTTATTAAATTTACTTTTCATATTTACCTTTCTGTTTGTTTAGTATTGTTATATAAACTTATTGGTTAATAAGTCAAATATTATTATTGACATAAAGGTTATAATAAATATTATGCTTTAAAAAACTTGAAAGGTTTTATGACTATAAAAATAGACGAAGATAAGTGCATACAATATTATTCTAAATTAAATTTAGATCACAGTTCTCCAAGTCAAGAGGCTATGGATGATGCGTTGTGGCTTGTAAACTATTGCTACTGGGATCAAGAAAAAAGGCGACAGAAGAACGTGTCGTATAGAATGGTCGCTGGAATTTCTATTGGTAGAGCTTCGCAAAGATTTGCAGTGAAGTATTTCTATGATGCTGAAAAGAAAATGCTTAATGAAAAACAATCCTTAGATAAAATAATAGACGAAGAGCTTAAAGCATACTCGTCTTATCAGCCGCACAATGAAGCAGACAAGGAGCAACACGAAGATACAAAAGAATATTTAGTAAGCATGATTAAAACCACAGTGAAAGCCTTGCAAGATATTAAACTAGATGAAGAGAGTGCAGCCGAAAGATATTGTACTCATAAATTTGATGGATTGGTTTTACCAAAATTGGGGAGGATAGACTACGAAGATCGCAAGAAGTTTATAGAACTTAAGACGAAGCATCGTTCCAAAAGAAAGTCAGATACTAAACAAGGTTATTCTTGGATCAAAGGATACTTACCTAAACAGCCTGACATTAACCACTTGAAGCAAGTTGCCTTTTACTTTCACTCAACCGGTAAGATTCCTCATTTGCTTTATGTGAACCAAGATTCTTTTAATGTGTTTACACAAGATAGTTGTGAACAATTAAAACCTGACTACTTAAAGTTTCTTGTTGATCAAGATTTAAAGAAAGCAAAAATCAGGCAGAACATTGTATACATTTGTGAGGGAGATGTAAGACGCATGGCTCAATTAATTTCTCCGCCAGACTTTTCACATTATATGTGGAGAGATTTGCAACAAGATATGATTGAGGATGCTGCTTCTTTATGGAAAGATGTGTAGAAATATGGATATAAATTATTATCATAAACAGCACGAAAAGATTAGACAACAATTTAGGCATGATGCTATAATGCGTGAAATAAAAAAACGAGAGGATAAATTATTTAGAGATATGTTTATTAAAACAGTTTTAGTTTTAATAATAATTGTTCTTATAATTTATGTAATCAGCGAATGAAAATTATACTGACAATCATTCTTATGAATGGCAACGCACATTCATTTGAATCTAATATAGATAGAATTGATCCTCGTTTGTGTGATGCTTTATTTAATAAGCATACATACGTACACACAAGCAAGTTCAGTACAGCAAGAAACAAGACAGGCATATACTATAAATCAAAAGAGGTATTTGCTTATACTTGTAATTATAAAACAACATAAAGGTAACAATGATAGATAAAATAAAACAAGTAAATGATTTGTGTGCAGCCAATGGTTCATACGTTAATCAGCATGGAAAGAAAACAGTATCAGCTTGGTCAAAGATTAAATACTTTAGAGAAGTATTTGGAACTGAGTATGGAATAAACTGTATGATGATTGAACATACCGACAGATATGTTCTGATGAAATGTTTAATAATGGGTTACGATCCAGAAAGAATTATATCCACAGGTTACTCTAAACAATACAGAGATAAACCCGGATACATAGAGATAGCTGAAACATTTGCTATCACACGAGCTTTATCGTTCATGGGACTGATGTTACAAGACATCACTTCAAAGGAAGAGTACGAGGAATTAGATATTCCAGTGCATCCTATGGATATTAAAGGCACAACGTCAGCCAATAGTAATAGATATGATGTTGAGGCGGTACAAAAAATACTCAAGAATATTAATTACGCACCCCATACAGCAAAGCTAGACTTTCTATGGAGAGCTAACAAAGATCTTCTTGAGCAAATTAAAATAAACGATCTTAACACTTATCAATCAATCGTTAATAAGTTTGATAGTAAGCGTGATGAGATCACAACTCAAAATGAGGTATAGATGAACGACCAACCAAAGAACAAGATATATTTAAATCTTGTTCCTAACTTAAATAAAAAGCAAGGCGACAATCAACCAGTGATGGTGGCACCTAATTCTCCAAAAGCTCCTGAAGGAAAAAATTGGAAGATGAATGTGAACATCAATAATGAATGGTATGATTACTGTGCTTTTGATGGAACAGACATAGATGGTAATCCAACAGGTGGATACACTGTGATCTTAACTAAGAAAGAAGCGACACAAAACAAAACACAAGGTTCTTTTAAACAAGGCGGCTTCCAAAAGAAAAGCTTTGCAAATAACAAGAGCTTTGGTAATAGACAATACTAATAATAGGTAACACTATTATTCATTCTACCCTTGAGGTTTTACCCCTCGCCTATTCTAAAAAATATAGGCACCTTTCGTTGTTTTCCTTAAGGGTAGAGTAAACAACAAAGGAACTATACATGATTAACAAAGACGACTTTATTTCTATTGAAGAAAATATACAGAAGAAAATTATAAAAGAACGCCAAGAAGATTATGGCGATTATGAGGAAAACTTTGCATTACTTGCTGAGATGTTTTCCATTATATTATTTGACAAGATCAGAGTGGCACTAACACCAGAAGATGTTGGTCATATAATGATGGGATTAAAACTATATCGTTGCACTAAGAAATTTAAAGCTGATAGCTATGATGATCTAGCTATCTATTGCAAGATGACTAAGAATCTAAGGCACAAGGGTATTGCCAAAAAGGATAAATAATGGTAAAGGTTATTCGTAATAAAAACTGTGAATGTTCTTTTGTTTATACAGAAGAATTTGATAGTGCAGAAATCGCATCAGATCCAGCTGCCAAAGGTGTAGTGATTGATGTTAAGATTAAAACTATTAAAACAGTTTTTACAACGATTAAACAGAAGGATGATTTAGTTGGACAGACTAAAGATTCGTCTGCAAAAGATGAGAGATCTTCAAGAGCTTAGACATAGGAAAGCGTTGGAGTTCTTTCATAAGTATCAAAAGAATCTTAATGATTCTAAACGTTTGATATTTAAAATTGAGCAGACAAAAGAAAAGATAATGGCGTAATCATTATCTTAAATTATAAAACAACGAACAGTTGCATTGCAACAGAGGGAGAGGCATGACACCAAAAGAAATGTATAAGGAAATTAAGTTAAGATATTCCTTTAATAGTTTTTCAAATCTAACAGATAGAGAAAGAAAGATTTATCGCACAGGTTTTAAAACAGGATACAAACTAGCCAGACAATTTTTTAAATCAAATATTAGATACAAGCAAACTGTCGTTAAAGAAGTAGTTAAGTATGTAACGATTAATGATGTAGTTGTACCTGAGAATGTTAAAGAGATATTAACTATTGTTGCTAATCAACTTGGTGTAAATGTAAATGATATTACTGCCAAGACTAGAGTGCAACAAGCAGTGATTGCACGATCAATACTTATAAATGTTTTAAGAGATAAGTATGATATGCCATTCACAAAGATTGGAGTGATCTTAGGTAATCGTGATCACACTACAATGATCCATCATGTTAAAATGAAAATGAATAAGGAACACTTCTGGCAACCAGATCATATTATTTGGAATAGATACCAGTATGTAATGGATAACGTTAAGTAGTTTTATTTTTTAAAACCTGACAATAAACTCTTGTAGGCTTTTTTAGTTATAGTAGATTCTGATTTACTTCTTGATGTACCGGCTTCTTTACGTTTGTTAATATTATAATACAAACCCTTACGAGCCATCTTACCTTCTTTAGTTTTATGATATTTAGATTTATCCATATTACATTGACATTAAGGATTTACCTTTTTTCTTCACACCTTTAATCGTACCTTTGTTTTCAGATGCATAGAAAACAGCTTTACCTTTTTCTTTGCCATACTCTTTTTCCATGGCAGCTAAAATCTTTTTACCTTTTTTATTCAGTGGCATTAATCTTTAAACCTCTTCTGTAGCATATTTATGTTTACACTTTTGTTTCTTTAAGTACTCAATGTACATATTCATACGTTTATCATTTTCATTGTTATTGACAAGTGCTTGTTTCTCTTTGGCACGTACATTATTAAAGTAAATCTCATAGCAACTATGCTCTAAACTATGGCAGAAGTTTAATTTCTCAGCATTGATAACCCATCCACCTTCATTTGACATGTGTTCTTTACCACAGATGTGGCAGAACCCACAGGATTTAAGTATTGTCTTTCGTTTAGCCAAGACTAACTCTTCTTATGCCTAGCTGCGAAAGCTCTAGCTGCTTCTTTAGATCCAAACCCCCATGCTTTGAGTGCTAACTTTAATCTGGTAGGCTCACCACTTTTGCTAAGCAAAGATCCTTTCATGTTTCCAAATCGTGCAGCAAAAGAAACTCGTCTTGGATTTGTTCCAGATTTAACCGGAGCTTTTAAATTAGATCCTTCTTTTCTATTGAAGTATGCACGACCAGCAGCGTTCAATCCGCCTTCAGGATTCTGATACATTTTTTTAACCATTATAATTTCTCCTTAAAAGGATTAAAGTTGTCTTCATTTATCTTAATACATTTACATTGATTAAGTAAAGCACAAAATCCTGCGTACATTTTAAAAATACATTTGCTTATTTTATCTTTACTCATATAAACTTCTTTCCTTTTTTTATAACCTTTTTAAATTTAACTACACGTTTTCTTTTTATAGGTTCACCAACCAACCAATAACTTAATTTAATTAATAATAATTTTATCACAGTCTACCTTGACCAACGTATGCTTTATAAGTCTTGTGTTTGTTTACACGCTTAGTGTGTCTACCTCTTCGTTTCTTTGGTGGCTTTCGTATATGTTTATTTTCTAAATGTTTTTTTGCCATTAGATTTCTTTTTCTTCTTAGATCCTTGCTGTGCAAGTAAGGTAGGTTTCTTCTTACTGTACTGTTCAGAAAACATTATAGGAATTTCGTTAGACATTATTTTTTAAATATATCTAATGTTGGTTTAAGTCCATAGATTGCACCAAAGATACCTACGATTAACCATTGATACCATGATGGGAACTTACCAAAGTAATCAAAGAATAAATCTAATTTAGATTTAATATTAATATCATCACTAATGATTGCGTAAGATAAAACAATAATTGGAATACATACTACGATTAAAACAAACTCATCTTTCCAAGTTTTATCTTGTTGATCATATACATCTCTTTGATATTCAATCTCACCTTTAGCCATACGTTCATAGTATCGCTTCTCTGCCTCACTCTCTAATAGTTCTGATTGCTTATGATTCTTATAGATCTCAGCACCAGTTTTAAAAACAGTTGGTAATATACTCCACCACATATTAATGACAGCTCTTCATTAGGTTTGACAACTCTTCGCATCTGCTTGGTGTTTGTCTATACCA